CCATGTCTACCATCATGGGCACATTCCGCGATGTACCCGTTGTTCTCGACGAGTATAACAATAAGGATATTTCCAACGTGAAGTTCCAGGCGTTGAAAGGCATCGTGTACGATGGCGACGGAAAACAGAAACGCCGGGGCGTATCAGGCAGGGAAATAGAGAACGACAAGGTGTACGCACCAGTGGTAATCTGCGGCCAAGAAACGCCACAACGCGACGACAACGCCCTGATGAGCCGTGTCATCATCTGCGAGGTGCCTAAGCCGAAAAACAGAACGCCCGAAGAGACAAGACTGTTCGAGGAACTCAAACGTATTGAGGATCCCAACAAGGTGGGCTTGTCTAACGTTCTGCTCGACATACTGGCACTGCGTCCACAGGTGATGGATCACTTCCGCCAGTTGAAACAAGAGGCTTACGAGGAACTGAAACAGGATGTAGTAAACTCGGGTGAGCGCGACCGCCTCATGAAGACCGTTAGCCTGTTCCTCGGCATGCTCAAACTTATTGAGAGGCATACCGACTTGATGCTGCCTTTCACTTACGAAGAATTCTTCAAGATTGCCCAGGAGAAGATTGAGTTCCAACTGTCGCTCATCCGCAGTACGGACAAGTTGGCCATGTTCTTCAATGCCATGGACGTAATGATAGACACGAAGGCCGTTGTCGAAGGCCGCGACTTCCGCATCGAGCAGCCCACGAAGGTTACCGGCACGGATGCACAGGGCAACAAGAGAACATTCACGTTCGAACCCGACACCCAGGTGATGTTCATCCGTCTCTCGGCCATCTTCAGTTACTTCGAAAAGGCAGGCATGAACACCGAGAACACCACGCTTTCTACGCTCGAGCAGAACCTTCGCTCACATCCATCATATATAGGTACGGTTTCGTCGCATAGGTTTGAGTGGAAGGAGACTATCGAGGTGGCGCGCAACGATGCAGAGGAGACCATGGTGAAGTTGCGCAAATCTAAATCGAAGATGACAAGTGCCATTATTGTAAATTATGACCTCTTCAAGATGATGTACAACCTGGATTTTCGTCGCGACCCTACATTCACGGAAACCGCTGCTGCACCCCAAGAGGAAG